CCCTGAACGGAAGACCTTTTAATCTTTACGACCGATGCCATATTTATGGTTCCTAATTGTTCAAGTCTTATATAAGACGGTTAAAATTCTTGACTGATTATTTAATCAGTTTAACTTATTTATAATAAAAAATATTTTAGACATAAAAAAAGCAGACCGAAGTCTGCTCTTTCTATTTGATTAGTTATTAGTATGAACCACCGTCGATTACGGCATCAACTTGTGCTAGAGCATAACCAGTTCCAGCAACATTTACTGTTGAAGTTGGTTCTACTTGTAGACCAGTGTAGAATTTAAATACACCGTCAGTAGCATCTCTAAAGTAACCAGCATATTCATCTGTGCCACCATCATCATACATACCATAGATACCAGTATCAGTTACATCACCTGCATTATTAGCAGCAAGTTTGAACATACCGTCATCAGTATAGATAGTAGAAGTTGATAAGTAAGTTGTACCACCAGAAACAGTTAAGTCACCAGATACTTCTAAATTACCACCAACAGAAGTGTTACCACTTACAACTAAGTTTTCACCAACATTTAATTGAGCAGTGATAGTTACATCATCAGGTAAACCGATTGTAACACCAGCAGTTTCAGAACCAGAACCAGAAACAGTAATCTCATTTGAAGTTCCAGAAACAGTAGCAACATAGTTACCAGTAGTTTGAGTTCCTAGAGTTACAGCATCTGATGCAATCTTAGCATTAGTTACTGCACCTGAAGCAATATGTTCTGCATCAATTGAACCAGCAGCATAGTGCTCAGAATCAATTGAGTCGTCAGCAATATTACTACCATCTACTGAGTCAGCAGCAAGAGTAGTAGTTAAAGTAATGTTACCAGTTCCGTCAAATGATTGAGCAGAAGCAGTTACATCACCAGCGATAGTAAAGTTTCTAGCAGTTTCTAAGGCAGTAGCAGTTCCTGCATTACCAGATGTATCTTGGTTACCAGTTGTGTTTACACCAGGAAGATTGATATTGGCAGATCCATCAAAAGAAACACCACCAATTGTTCTAGCAGTTGCTAAAGTAGTAGCAGTTCCTGCATTACCAGATGTATTTGCAGCAATGTTATCATCGATACTAACAGTTACTGAAGCAGTTTCAGAACCTGAACCACTTACTGAAAGACCAGAACCACCAGCAGCAACCGTTGCCACATAGTTACCAGTAGTTTTAGTTCCTAATGCGATAGAGTTATCAGCATAAGTGTTAGCAGTTAATCCTTGATTAGCAATCTTGGCAGCAGTTACAGCAGCATCTTGTATTGAAGCAGTTCCTACTGTTCCAGCACCTGCTTCTGCATCACCAGTTGCTGTTACAGAGATTGAACCATTACTATCTCTGCCGATAGTAATACCAGTTCCACCTCTTACAAGAACTGTATTTGAAGTTGAAGTTGTATCACCTAATAGTTTGACATATGCACCTTCTCCAGCATCTTGAGAGGTGATTCTAAAGTCTTCTCCACCAATGGCAGTAACACCAGCACCATTAGACACATATAGTTTACGGTCGAATAAGTTTACTGCTACTTCACCAGTCTGGAGGTCTCCAGTAGTAGGCACTGAACCTGAAGTGCTACTTCTTTTTAGTTTAATAACTGACGCCATTTGAGGACTCCTTTGTTAAATGTTTATAAAATTCTTTTGTTTAATCTATTTAGTAATTTTAAGAATTGAACTTAAAGAAGTTCTTTTTGAAACTTCTTTTTCTTTCAACCCAATCTGCTTCTTTGTTTTTTTAGCAGAAACTTTCGTATCTTTAAAATTTGAACTTAGAGAACCTCTAGTTGGTTTACCTTTATTTTCTCTTTCACTAATTACATTCTTAGGAACAAATCTTTTATAATACTTTATATCATCATGCAGTGTATCAATTTTTGTTTGTTGATCAGCAACCTGCTTTACAACACTTAAAGGTATTTTCATTTGACTTTGAACATCAATAATACCTTTTAAATCTTTTATTTCTTGTTCTTGCTTTCTAATCTTTTTTTCTAAATCAACAACAAGTTTAGCATACCCAACAGCATCATTTGAATAATCACTCACTTCAATCTCCTAAAAACTGCCTCCATCCAAATCATCAAAGACTGGTGTATTATTTGAAGCAATCTGTAACACATGCCCCGAAGAACCAGTAATATAATCTACTTCTCCATCAGTCTTAGTAATTAATACTGAGTTGTTGGTTGAGTTAGTTAAATACATTGTATTACTGATAGTTACATTGACATGCGAAGAACTACCTGCTTCTAAAGTAGCAACAGTAGATTCTAAGTTTGCTACTTTATCTACAATTAATTTACCACCAATATACTCAACACTTACTGCTGATGTAGAAGTATCAGTCTGACCAATATATAACTTATTGGAAGAGTAAGAGTATGCTAATTCACCATTCGCAAGAGCAGTAGGAGTATTATTACTCTGCGAGGTTTTGATGGAAATAATAGTAGGCATTTAGAAACTCCCACCCTTTATCTCATACAAATCATCGCCTAAATCTTTAAATATTTTAGCAGACTTATATGTTGATGTCTCAGTGTCATAAATTAAAGTTGCACCATCCTCTTGTGCAGTTGGACCAGTTGTATTTACATCTGATAATGATGTGACAGCTGTCACAGCACCAGAACTTTTAATTGTAAAGTCTGAAGTTGTTGGACTAAATTTTACTTTGAATGCCATTTTAAGACCTCGTTACTTCTGGAGTTACTGTTACTATACCCTCCACTAATCTACTTCTAGTATTAGCAGGACTGGTTAATTCTACATCATATACATATCTACCTGCCTCAATATTAGCAGTTACCGTTCTTGTTAAAGAAAGTGTTACTTGACCATCACTTCTTGGAGAACCAAACGAAACAGTAAAAGCAGTTGAATCTGAAGACTCATAATGTTTTCTAATTTGACCTGCTGCAGTGTAACCAGTTAAATCTGTTACATTGCCATCGTCATCAGTTACTGTAATCGTCGTAGAGAAGTCAGTTCCTTGGTCTACGATTATATTTGCCTTTGCACCCATATCTTACGCACCAAATGCTATCGAAAATGCTAATGCTGACGATTCAACTGCAGCAAGGTTTGCTGTAGATGCAGTATTAGCAGATAAAGTTGTAATTAATGTTCTAGTGTTAGCAACACTCATATAATTAGCAACATTAGTTGTAGAAACTAAGTTTGCTTGTAATGAATTAAATAGTGCTTGAGTATTTGATACCTGCATTCTATCATTTAATAGACTTGCAACATCACCCTCAGCAATTTCTACTGCGTTTACTACTACATTTGAAACAAATGAAAGTTCGTCACTATTAGTTTGAACCAATACATTATTATTAGAACCACCTGTCATACGAATACGAGAAGCATTTCCCAGAATAATTCTATCTGTTCCAACTGAATTGAAATCAACATTACCAGTAAATGTAGCATTCGCTGAAACAGTTACTGTTGTTCCACCAATAGTTGTATTAGAACCAATAGTTAAAGCACCATCATTAGTAGTGTTACCACCTTTTAATGTATCTGTTCTTAAATTAGTTGCTGAGAATGTTCCTGAGATATGACCATTACCTGCGACTGAACCACCTCTGTTAGCATCACCACCTCTAAATACAGTGACGACATTATTACTCATCGCATCTGCGATTTGGTTAGTGTTTAGTCTCCATGTATTGAAACTATCATTTAGGTTAGTATTTGATACATTAATTGACATAATTTTACTCTATTAATTTCTTCAATAATTGTTTAATCTCTTTTACTTCATCTTTTAGAGATTGTAACTCCTTATCTTTATTCCTTAAACTTTCTCGTCTTGCTTTATAGTTTTCAAGACTTGAAAGGTTTGAGTTAAGTATAGCATTAGATTCTTTATCTCTTACTAAATTTTCCTCATCTTTTATTTTTACTATCATCTATTTATTTCTGTAGAGCAATTGCTCTCATATCTTTAACTAATGGGATTGTTTGAGTTCCAGTAGAAGTCATTACAATCTTAATAGCAAAGGTCTTATATGTAGCATGTATAGAACCATCACCTGCCCTATAAGTTACAACTTCATTATTAGAACTATTAAGTCTAGCATGAGAGTTGGCTGTTGTTAAGAAACCTTGTCCATTAGTATTAGCACTAAATCCAAACTCAAACTCTTTGAAGTCATTTGTATCAACTGAGTCAGAGTAAGTATTACTCGCAGTAATTTGAGTTAGTGGTGTATAATCCTTATCAGTAAATGCCTCAGCATCCTCAGGATTATGAATTCTAGCATAAACAGTAATATTTGTTCCACTTGGTTTATAAGAAGTTAAGAATACTTTTAGATCTTCTGCTTCTTGACCATCAGCAAGTTCTACTGGTTTAGAGATATATCTCATTGAAGAAGAACCAACCTCTAAGTGTTCGTTAGTAGTATCGTTATTAATATTATTCTTAATAACAAAACCGTTTGCTCTAGATACATCAATAACAGGTGAAAGGTTAGAATCACTAGATGATAAAGTTCCTTTCAATGTTAATGATTTCTGAGAACCACCAACAGCAGTTAAACTTGACTCATTAGTTAGTGAGTAAACTTTCTTCTCACCATCTAAGAAGTTATTATCAATACCTAAATCAATAGACTTATATGCTGAACTAATTACACCAGAAGTTGATGTAGTTCTAGCAGTCCAAGTTGAAGATGTATTACCAAAGTTAATTTGTGGTAGTTTAGGAACTAAAGTATTTAATACAGGGTTATCTACTGAAGTTACTCTAGCAGTAGCACCTGATACTTGACCTCTAATATAACCATTAGCATGATTACCACTAGATGTATCAATTTGAATCTTACCATTAGTTGTATCAACAAAATTTACAAAACCAGTATTAGCAGAAATACTTACAGAATTAATTTGACCAGCACCACTAGTGAAGTTAGAACTGTAAATATTAAATGTAGTATTTGCACCTGCTGCCGTTGTCCAACCTGAAGTTCCATAAGGATCGATTCTTACGATACAAGTTCCGTTAGCATATTCTTGAACAATCTCTCTAACTGTTCCGTTAGCACTTGAAGTTGTATTAGCAATAACTGTTCCAACTGTAATATAATCACCAGCAGAGTTACCAGTTACACCATGAATAGCAACTAAAGACTCACCAACAACTTTCTCACCTCTATTAAATGTTCCGTAGAAGTTATCAGCACTAAAGAACTCAATGTCATCGTTATCAACATAAACAGTTCCACTTGTTCCAAAGTTTGCTTTGTAAATCTTATATTTAATATCTTCTGATTGAATTGGTGACCAAGTCTTATTATCTGAAGATGAGAACAATACACCTGCTGCAGGTTGTTTGTTAATTAATTCGTTTGTATTAACATCTGTTCCACCTAATTCACCAACCCATACATTATAGTCATCAGAGTTACCACCTGGAAGTATTGAGAAACAGTAATCTGTATTATTCTTTAAGAATACTGGAGAATCAAAAGTAAATGTAGTTGCCACTGAAGCATTGTTTGCGTAAACATTAACATCACTTGGTTGTAATGTCTTAGAACCAAACGGAACAATAGTTTCAGTTGGGAAACCGTTTTCTACTTCACGAATCTGTAAAGTAATTGGGTAAGTAGATGACTTCTTACCAAAATATAAATCCATCTTAGTAATAAATGCACCATCAGAATCACCAGCAGTTACTGTGAATGATTGTGTAAGTGGATCACTTGGTGGTGAAAGATCTCTTCTTCTTACACTTGTTAATGTTCTATTATCTGAAACTCTATTAGTTGAGATTTGAGGAACTACCATATTAACACTTGTTCCTCTTTGTGTTACATCTAAACCAATAGAAGTATAATCACCATGAGCAGAAGTAGTTACTAAATCACCTTGTGTTTGAGTATCTGAAATATCTTTTAATTCAAATCTACGAGTTCCTACTCTAAATTTTAATTCCTCATCATTTGGTATTCTGAATACACCATAAACATTACCACTGCTATCAGTAGTAAGTGTAGAACCCTCAACTGCAGTATTTGCGAATGATGAGTTAGCAGGTGTGCAATATGAACTTACTGCTTCATCATCAAAGAACGCATAAACCCTTGTGTTAGGTTTCATTCTAGTTCCTGTGAAGTTGATCAAACGAGATCTCATGTAATCACGAACTGCTACATTTTCAATAAAGTTACCAACTGAGAAAGATTCAGTTGAAGGACTTATGAATGTTTGTATTCCTTCTCTAATTTGTTGTGTTTGTGTTCTAGTCGTTTCTGTCCAACCACTCATTGATCTTGAAGTTGAACTAGAAGTAGTTCTCCAATTACCCCAATCAATACCAGTGATACCAGTTCTATTCGCAATTTGTTCAATTGCTGAATACATACCATCAAAGTCTACTTGAATATCTGGTAATGTAGTTGTGTCATTTGTATTATCAATAGATGGGTTAAGTATAACTTCACCAGTCCAATTAAATTGTAATTCTTGAACTGGATTTCTTAATTTACTTGCGAATGGTTGGTCTTGTAACTCAGTATGAGTATATGAAAGAGTTATCAAGTTACCAGTCTTAGTTACACCTGATGAAGATATATCAGTTGATTGACTTAAACTAATATCTTCCCTATCAAATGTAGGTCTTAATGTTGTATTGTTTCTATCAATAGCAGCACGATAACCAACTTTATCTTTGTCAGCATTATTATGACCATCAAAGTTATCTACAAAGAAACCATTCTTAAATCTATCTAAACCAGTTGAACCAAAGATTTGTTTATTCTTAGCAGAAGTTTCTAGTGCGTTTAATGATGAATAGTATTCTAAATTCTTAACTCTATTTTCAATTGCTCTCAAATCTCTCATCGTATAACGACGATTGTTTTCTAAATCAATTTTAACAGCATAATCACTTCTATTATATGCTTTAGCAACATAAGGTGAAAGCGAAGGATAAACTGGAACATTTAAAACACCCAATGTCATTGAACCAGCAGTTTCATCTGGAGTCTTAGGAGTTAATGCAGGAACACCTTTAATAATTTCTACCTTACTTTCTGGTGTTAATACGACTCTATCTTTACGAGGGAGATAATATTGAATATCGCTCTGGAAGTTCTCGTCAGGAGTCGGCATATGGGCACCAGTGGATTGAATCGAGAAACTCGATAAAGTAGTAGGGTTGGTTGGAGCAGATGCTACAGTGCCTGTTGCGGATGGTGTAACAGCATTTGCCTTAATTGGACGCATGTCAATAGAATCTCTTAAATCATACTGTTTACCAGTTGTAGGTGAAGTAAAGATTGGAATCTCTTGAGTTGTAACAGAATCAGTTGCTGCAGTATTTGTAGAAACTGGATAAGAATCTACTGATAAGTAACCAATACCTGCTGAATAATCTCTACCAAAATAATTAAACTTAACCATTAGACCACTGTTAGTTAAGTCTAGTGAAGAAGTTGATTTTTGTTTTAAGAAAGAACCATCATACATAGCATCTTTCATACCAGTGTCTAATTCAAAGTGTGAAGTTACATCATCATCTGAAGTTGTTACACCAGTGTTAGAACCTTTATAAACTGCGACAAGTTTAAATGCATCAGCAACACCTAGTGACCAAGGACCAGTTTTACTTGCTGAATGAGAACCAGTATTAACATGAATATACTTGTTCTTATTTACTGTCTTAGAAGTTTGAACAGCACTACTTCTTAATCTGTTAAAGATAACTGAAGCAGTAAATGTTGAAGCAAGGTTTGCTTGCTGTAGATTAATAGTATGTGTAGATGATGTAGAAGTAATTGTTCCGTTGCTACTTGTATCCCAAATATAACCAGCAGGGAAACTTGTTGCGTGAGCAAGATTAGCACTTGAACGAGTATAAGCAAATGTATTTGCTACATCAATTGAAGTATCACTATCAATCGCAGTAATTCTTGAAGTTACAGTATTCGCACCATCAGTAATCTTAATAAAGTCACCGACTTGATATGATGTTGTAAATGTAGTTGAAGTTCCAGTAATAGTGTTACCAGTAAATGCTGATACAGTTCCAGTATGAGCAGAAGTTTCGGTAGCAGTTCTGGAAATAATAATTATATTTCTTTCATCATTATTAGTTAATGGTGAACCAGTATCGTTGTTTACTTCAGTTCCACCAGTGTGAGCAGTATTTGCTGTTACAGTAGCACTTCCGTCAGTTGCGACAGTTACTTGTTTCTCAGTAGTATAAACAAACTGAGTATTAGATAATGTCTTAGTTCCAACTTGAGTCATTGGGAAGACTAATCTATTTAATCCTGACTCTTGTAGTTTAGCAGTTCCATCAGTTTCCAAAACAATATCACACATAGACTTCGGTCCAGTTGAATTGTTTTCGTAGATACCTCTTACATCAGCAAATGATTTACCTGTGTTCATTTGAACATCAAATAGGTAAATTCTAAATTGACCATTATAAGTTCCTGGAGTTCCTGAATGCCATTGAATGCCTCTTACACGAGCAGTTCCTATTTCAGTTCCAGTTGCACCTTGTGTTCCTACATTTAAACCTGAATAACCTCTTTGTTTAGCATCTCTCAATGATACTTGTCTTAGTCCTTGAATATCCCAAGTTCCTACAACTTCTTTAGCAAAAACATAGTTACCAATTGCTTGACCAATTACACGACCTTTCTTAGTATCATAAGCAGTTGCTTTATCTACATCTCTAAATACTGAAGACTCAATAGCAATACGATTACCTGAAACATAACCAATACCATTTTCTACTTCACATGCTAATTTGTTCTCATCACCACCATTAGCAGAAGTATAACGACCTAAATTGCCTGTTCCTTTTAAATGTTCTCTAATTCTTAGATTAAATGGTTCAATCGCATAGTTACCATTAGTTTCAAAGTTTCTTTCACTAATATAATTACCGATATCAGAATAAGTTGTATCAGTAAACTTCTGAGCAATCTTACCGTTTTCAATCTCAGCGATAGTAAAGAATGTAGTTGTATTTGCTGCAGTTAAACTTCTTACATTTAATGTAGGAGTCATTCTAAGACGATTCGCACCTGGAGCAGCAAAGTTAGTTGAACCAGTAGAATTATCTAATAGTGAAGAATCTAAATTAGAGTTAATTAAAGTTTCTTTCGTTTCAAAACCTAATCTCTTACTTGGTGTAGTTGAGTATTTGTCAACGATTATACTTTGAGGTGAAACTTTAACAAAGTTACCTTTGTGATAAATGATACCATCAGTTACCGATGCTCTCGTTCCTTTACCAACAGCACCAGTTGTAATTGTATTTGCTGCAACAACAAAACCACTGTTACCAGTATGTCTTGCGATTAGAACCTCACCATTAGCAAAAGTGCTTGTAGTATTGTTAGCACCTGAGTTTGTATAGTTTACAAATAGCGAGAAGTAATTTGGTGCACCTGATTCGGAACCATCTTTAACATCAATTAGTTTAGCAGTAACACCTGAACTTGAACCAGTGATTGTTACATTCGCAACATTATTACTAGAGTTTAAATAGTCAGATAAAAGTAATACACGGTTGTTTGCGTCTTTGTCTCTTAACTTAACATACTCAATTTCTGAAGTTTGAACACCAACACCAGTGATGATTGTTCCATCTACTACAACTTCATTAGCAAATCTTTCAATTTGATTTTGTAAAATAGTTTGTAGTTGAGTTAATTCTCTTGCTTGAACTGCATATCCTGGACGAAATAAAACTCTATGAAAGTTTTTATCTTCATTAAAGTCATCAAAATATGGCGATTGGTTTAAATTTGTTTCGATTCCCATGTTATCTACCTATTAAAAATCTAGGATTATTTTAATATCTTCTATTTGTGACGGAGTTCTAGAAACTGGTTCTACATGCTCCGTGTATAATATCTCACCAGAAAAAGTATTTGCCTCTGGACCAGACATCGATGTAACTGTAGCAATATTTGTTTCGCTATCACTAGCAATCAAGTTATCATTTACTTGAAATGCAGCATAACTACTGTAACTATCAACATTATTTATATAAAAATTATAGTAAGATGTATCAGATTGTGCTGGATCGTCACTAATAAATACGATGTCACCATTTGCTGCTTTTACGGCATTACTTAACGCATTTGTGTTTCTAGCAGTAGAACCCAAATCTGTTACAAATTCTAAAGCACCACTCTTTGCTCTATTTAAAACTCTTTCGTTAGAAATGATATCTCCAACTGAGAAAGGATTAATTGGTGTATCACTATTCATTGATAAGTATGACGCAGTAAGTTTTGTAGTAAATCTTAATGTATCAGGACTATTAGATGTGTTTGCTATAGATTCTGTTGCTTGTAATACATTATTTGAGTTTACTTTTAATATAGGATCTTTTAAAATATTAATTGTTCTAAACTCTGTATTAGAAGGGAAGTAACCAGCACCAGTTCTAAAGTTTCCTTCTGGGTCTTGTAGTTTTGTGTTGATCATAATTCTATTAGCATATAACTCACCGATTGGATCTGAACCATGACCACCGATTGGTGAAATATAAACATTAGCAGTTGCACCAGAACCATGAACACTGTTAGCAGTAATCAATGCTTGTGCCCTTGTATAAAAAGTTCCTTTATCAATAACTGTAATGCCTGTTATTGAACCAGTGTTTGCGTTTACACTTGAATATGCTTTAGCACCAGAACCATCACCAATAATAGTAACAGTTGGTGAAACTATTACACGAGAATCTGTGTTACAAACAGTAGCAAATGCAGTGTTTACTGTCATTGTTTTAGTAGAACCAACATAGTTAGTAATTCTTCTTAATTGGCCAGCACCTGTGCCTGACTTAATATAAACAGTAGAACCATTATAAAAGTCATCAATTGAAGAGGGAGGGTTATCTCCACTTCCAGTAAGACTTAAAGTAAATTTACCACCAGCATCAACTGCACCGTTAGCAACTGCATGATATCCTGAACCAACATTAACTGTTTCAATAATTTCAATAGAACCATTTACTGCAGCATTTTGAACTGCTAATTGTCTATCGTCTTCTTCTGTCCCAGAACTTGATGTTAAATTTTTAACTGGAATAAAACCTGTTGTCAGAAACTTGTCCGCATCGTTTACATCAACAGTAAACATATATTTCCAAGTATAACTATCAGAAGTTGTAAATGCTAGTGTTGAGAATCCAGTAGGTTTAACTGTAGAAGCAGCACCTTTATTATTATATAAACACTTATAAACATTATTTTGATCAGTGATTACATAATATTGTCTATCATATATATCTTCATCAGTATCACGATACATAGAATAAACTGTTCCAGTTGTCCAGTTATATCTTGGTGCTACATGAGAAACATCAGCATTTTTAATTTTCTTTGCACCAATAAATCTTCTCTTAGTGTCATAATCAAGGGATTGAATATTATCTTGAACTTCATCTTTAGTAGGATCGTTAGACCATTCAGTTGATCTGCCAATTGCTGTATAAAGTATTACAGAATTTTTAGTCGTGCTTGTATCTTCTGCTGCGTTTAACAGATGTAAAAACTTCTTAGCATTATTAATCGATAATTCTTTGGTTGCGTATTTGTAAGTTGCCATTAAATTGTTCCAGATTTATAATATACATTAGCACTTGAAATGTCAGACTTCGCCCAAACAGACTTCAAGTTTGCTGATGTATTAGAATTTACTATATTTATAACGGTAGAATAGAACTCTTTACTTCCATATTCAATTGTAATTACATCACCGTTAGCGAACTCATTCGTAAAGGTTGTGCTAGTTCCAGTTATATCAAATGAACTATTAGTAAGTGCGATAGTTCCATTTCCTGATAATAGTTTAGCATTATCTGAAGTGGCAGTCACATTTATATCAACATTACTTTGAGTTCTGTATTTACCAAATAACTTATTACCAGCAGGGTGAACAAGTTTTAATGCCACATCTCTATACTTGTTAAGTGATACTGGTGATTGAACTTCATATGAGAATTCTTGGTAGTAATCACCGTCTTGTAAGAAACCTCGTTTAGAAGATACATGCCCTTTACTACTTGCGAAGTATCCTTCTGAGTTTGCATCACCTCTTAGTGAGATTGTAGCAGCACCAGAAACACCAGTGCTAGTAGAGTTAGCAAGTGTTACACTTTCACCGTCTTTATAAGAGAAACCACTATCAACAATTCTTAAACTTGTAATAGATCCGTTAGCACCAACCGAAGCAGTAATGTTAGAGTTATCACCAAGCACTCCTTGATCATCAATAAATCTAATTGTAGCATTACCTGTATTTTCTAAAGTTCTAGTATCAGCAGTATAACCTGGAGTATATGAACCAGTAAATGTTTTAAGTGTAACAATACTGTTGTTAGAAAACGATTTTCCTTGTCCAGTTCTTTGTCCTAAATCTTGCCAAACACGAACAACCATTTCATATGTTCCATTCGCATACTGAACTGTAGTAATTGGTTCTCCTGGTCCACTACCACCCATTACATATCCAGAAGCACCACCAGTTACTTCTAATCTATCGTCTGTTGAAAGAGTAGTAAAGAATGAATTACCTGTTCCCCAGTTTACATCATCGTTTTGAATTGTGACATATTGCTCACCAATATCTGCTATCTTAACATCATTATCAACTACACTAATAGTTGGAGCAGTTTCATAACCACTGCCACTTGTTATAGAAGATAACTCTGCAATAGTTCCTAAATTATATTCTGTAAAGATAAGAGAATCGTTTAGTGATGTATAAATGTTTTCAATAGTAGCATTTGATGTGCTTGCTTTGGCAGTTCCTACAACTGTAGATGTATTTACTAAACGAATATTCTCACTAGCAGTATAAGGTTTAATTGGACCAGTATCAAACTGTGATGTTAGATTAGCAGTTGTATTCGCAGTAACACGAACATATGTGTTAGATGCTGCTGAAGCAACTAACTCTTTTACAACTCCAAACGCACCAGAAGTTACACCGACCAATTCTTGACCGACACTAATTGTTTGTGTATTTGAAATATTTAAAACATGATGACCAACAGTATTACCACTAAATGATGATACCGTTCCTACTGTAGTTCCATCAGATGTCTCAATGTTTACTTGTTCAGAAGTTGAAAAGTTTTTATAACCGTCTACTTCTAATACAACATCTGTAGAATTATATGCTCTTGATATTGAAACAACTGTAGCATTAGCACCAGAAGTTACACCGAATAAAGAATCTGAAGCAGAGATACTTGGATCTGAAGTATTTGCTATAACAAGTTTAGCACTTTTATGGTCTCTGTAATTCACACCAGTTTGTTCAGATAGTGTTTCTACAAAACCAAAATCTGGAGCAGATAATAAAGTATTAGCAAAACTTGACATTTTCCTATCTGCACCGTCTGCGAATGTCACGGTTGGTGCTAAACTAACAAACCTATTATTGTCATTAATTAGATTGCTATTTAAGAATAAAACATTTTGATTATCTGTAAAGTCGTTTGGTTCAATAGTAAATGAAGCAGCACTTGTATAGTTTACTGTTGATTGTGTAATTTTAGAACCAGGAGATACAGTAGAACCTCTATAACCTGAACCACCGTCTACAATAGCAAATGTTAAAGAACCCTCTAAATCTTGTGTTCCAGTAATTACTACTTTAGCAAACTCACCAATATCATCAGATACAATATTTACAACATCACCAACAGAGAAACCACCACCTGCAGAATTAACAGTTACAACATTAATACCTGCTTCAACATTTGGTGTAAAACCTGAACTGTTTACATCAGTTCTTAATCTAATTGGTTCTTTATGAGTAAAAGTTCCTACTATATTTGATAGGTAAACCTGCATCAAATCTCGACCACGAATCGTTCTACGAACCACATCTTCAACTAAAGCAGTTGCTAACGAATCAGTTCCTACAATACTTTTACCTACTAAATCAAAACCTTGTTCATTATAATCTATAACTAAGTATCTGTCAATTTTCCAATCAGAATCAGATACTTTTAAAATATTTTCTGAAGGATACTCAATATTAATATCTTCGTTATATAAAGATCTGAATAGTAAACGGTATGATGCTTCCGTTCCTCTTGTTTGATTAAGTAAGTTTACATTTTTAATAAGCAGAGTTTTATCTGCTTGCATCTCAATAGGAACTGAGGGTAGAAACTCTCTTCTATAATATTCTATGAAGTCATTTGTAGTTGTATCAATATCACGATAACTTGTAAGATTAGCAATACCGTCTGTAAGTTTTCCAGTTTGCTCTAAATATTCATAGTATGCTTCTATGAATAATAAAAAGTTCTCGCCATCTTCCTTATAAAAATCAGGAAACTGATTTTGAACCAGTGTTGATATTTTATTTGATACACTCATCTTTTATTAATTTTCGCCAGTAGCAGTAATTATAGCACTTGTATGATCAAGTATTAATATTTGTTCTCTTACTGGTGTTATATCAAATCTATCTGGTGTAGCAGATATTCTTAAATAAGTTCCAACATAGTTCGTTGGTTTAAAAGCATTAATTTCAATTTCACCAGTTGTATAATTAACTGTTCCTGCATTATCTACAATATTTGTTTTAGTCTTATCAGCATTATAACGGTAGATATTAATATTACCATTACTATCATCATCTAAGAATGCAGCAAAACCACTGTAAGTAAATTCTGTTGAAGTTAAAGTTCCTGGTCTAATCTTATTATTAAACTTAAGAAATTGCCTTTCTGCTGCAGTTACACTAGGAATAATTCTCTTTTGTAAAATTAAACTCACATCATTATTTAAAATAGAACCAGTGGTAATATTATCTAATGCTCTTGTAAAACGAGAGAATCTTAACTTATTACCAAATCTTTCTAAGTTATTATCTGAGAAAGAAGCAACCGTTGTTCTTATATTAGAAATAATTTGTGTTTCTGAAGATGTAGTTGAAGTTGCATCGTAGTATGTATTAATTGTAGGAACAATGTAAATATAATCTGGATCAATAATAACTGGATCAATACCCAAAGGTGTTCTATCATTAATAGAAGTTTTTATTTGTTCTTTTCTAATATTAGTTGTGAAATCTTCACCATATGGTTTAACAGCAATATAAACTTTACCATATACAGCAGGATCTGCTTGTTCACCACCAAAAGAAATAACAGATTGTAAATCAGCATTCTCTGCTAATAGTATTCTTTGATAGTCATTATCTACAACTGCACGGTTTTGAGTTTGAAAGTTTCTAGGTGCGTTAAATTTAATTGACTCAACACTTTCAGCACTATGACCACCACTTGCCTTTGTAACCAATGTAACAGCAGCACTTGAATATGAAGCACCAGTCAGTGTCATCGAATCGATAGAGAAAGTATTAGCACCATTTGTAGTTGGTCCATTATTTACTAAGTAATCTACGATTACAATATTACCACTTTTAACTGCTCTGCCTAAAGCACCATCACCAAAACTAATTTCATATTTTTCATCAGAACTTTCTTGTAAGAAATAAATTGCTGAAGTATTATAAAACTGTTTAACATTTGTTGCTAAATTATATTCTGTTTTACTTGTATCAGAAGCAGACTCTTGAACATTTACCACAATACTTGAAGTGTCAATATTTTTATTTGGTAAAATAAATCTTTGAGTTCCAGAACTATCAACAGTGAAACGATGTGTTAATGGAGTTCCTTCTTTAATACTAATTGTTTTAATAAATGTATTTGATGAATTTAAAACAATATTAGAATCTGTTGTAACATAAGTATATGTTAAGTCATCAATAGTAGTCGTGAATGTAGAATTCTTAGGAATTGTAAACTGAGCAACAGTATTTGCTACACCACTAAAAGTCAATTTGATTTGAGCAGTAGCACCTCTAGAAGAAACAGGTGTATAACCCAATTCTTTAGCACGAGATACAACTGAATCTCTTTGCTGAGCAGTATCTAAAAACATCTCATTACCTACCATATTTAAGTAGTAAGCATTATAATGAGTATTATATGCAAGAACATCTAGTAATGTTGCGATTGCAGAACCTTCAAAATTATAATCTTGTAGTGCATCCTGCGTACTTAGATAATTCTTCAGATTATTTCTTATATCATTAAAATCTAACTCACTGACTTGTAGGTATGTATTTGCTGCCATATTATCTTACTCTTTCTAGTATTACATCCAGAATAACTGGACTAGGATCGTTCTTAACTGTAAATGCTATTGAAATAGTTAAAGCATTTAAATCTGTTCTATCTTCAACTAAAACCTCTATCACATTCGCACGAGGTTCGTAGTTAGCAATAACTTCTCGAACTGCCCTCTCCATTGATTGTTTAATCATCGGAGTAAAGTTTTCAAATAGATAATAACGAATACTACAACCTATGTCAGACTTAAAAGGTCTATCATAGTAATCAGTCAATATTAGCGACTTTACTGATTGCCTTACTGCATCTCTGTTCGTCTTACGAGTTACATTTCCCGTGACAGGGTGTGCGATAA